GTTTCTGCTGGTGGTTTTGAGATTGACATCAGCGAAGTTCTTGTCGGCGTGTCCGCAACAATTACGGCGGGCACAGGCATACACGTCATTGAGCCTAACGCACAGCCTACAGGTGTAGAAGGTACGGGTGCAATCGGGACTGTCTCTCCGAATCTTACAGAGACACTTAACTCTGTTTCGGGAACAGGGCAGATTACAGCAATCAACGCTGCAGTAGGCAAGGCGGTTGTTGGTGTTTCAGCGACCTTTACTCTTAACAAGGGTAACAGGCCGTTTGCAAAGACCTTTAATACCTTAGCTGTTCCGGGCGTAAACGCTACTGGCGGAATAGGTGTTATCACACACAGCAACACCGTCACTCTATCCGGGGTATCCGGTACGGCTGTATGTGGTGGAGTAGAGTCACAGCCAACAGAAGCTCTAACGGGAGTATCGGCTACAGGAGCGATAGGGGGTGGATTAACCTTTATCGCAATCGCAAACTTCACGATAGACTCCGCATCTGCTACGGGCGCTATTGGAACTGTCGAACCGCAGGTAACGGAAGACCTCGCTGAGAATATAATTCCAAGTGTGTTTGCTACGGGCAGTGTAAGTACCCTTACGCTACATGTAACTGAGGCTTTAGCCAGTGTTTCCGGCACAGGCGTTGTTAACAGCACTACAGAAACCGGCGTGGTAACTACATTCGTTGCGTCTAACTACAGCAGACAGCGTACCCTAAAGATAATACCAAGCGAGAAGGCTGCACAAAGAAGGAAGGCTGCGTAATGGCTCTTAAATGGCCCGACAAAGACCCAGACGAACAGTTAGACTATTCTGTTGACTGGTCGAACGCACTGGGATTGAATACCATCTCTAGTGTCACTTGGAAAGTGCGCGATGCTGATGGTAACTTGGAGACGTGGACTGATGCAGAAATCGTCAATGGACTGCAGCGCGTAAGCGCTACAAACACAACCACAGTTGCCACTATCGTGTTAGGTAGTGGTACTGCTTTCACTACCTACAAAATCACATGTGCCATCACGGCCAGCGATCAAACGCAGTTAGAACAAGAGATTCGACTGCGGGTTATAGAGAGTAGATAATGGCTTACGATTACTTAGCATTGGTCAACGAGGTGTGTCGTCGATTGAACGAGACAGAACTTTCATCTACTACTTTCGCAACATCGACGGGGTTCTATTCTCAAATCAAAGACAGCATTAACGCTGCAGTTCGCGACGTTAATCAGAAGCACTTCAACTGGCAGTTTAATCACAATACGGACGAACTTACCTTGACTGCCGGTGAATTACGCTACCCGCTTCCGGATGAGGCAAAGTATGCTGACTTTGATACCGTTCGTGTGCAGCGCAATACGACGCTAGGTGTAGGTGAGGCACGTAAGTTAAAGGTGTTAAGTTACACTGAATACCTAGAAAGATTCATTGATCAAGAGTACGAGACAGATACTGCAAAGGGTTCTGTGCCGGAGTATGTTGTTCGTTCGCAGGACGGTGATCTGATCATTGCTCCTATGCCGGATGCAGCATACACAATAGAGTATGAATTCTTTATGTTTCCTGCTGATCTATCCCTTCATGATGATGTCCCCACAATCCCGTTCCGTTTCAAACACGTAATCGTGGATGGCGCTATGTATCATGCCTATATGTTTAGGGATAACATTGAGTCGGCTTCACTTTCTTTGCGTAAATTTGATGACGGTGTGAAACAGATGCGGACACTGCTTGTGAACGAAAACGTATATGCGCGGGCGGTGTAATGCCGGATCGTTGGCAGACATACCCCTTTGAGTTTAAGGGCGGTCTGATCAGTAACCTGTCACCCTATCAGCAGGGCATACAGGCTCCGGGATCAGCCCGTGTACTGGTTAATTACGAGCCGTCGGTATTCGGTGGGTATCGCAGAGTAGAAGGATACGACAAGTTTGATACTGCGGCTGTCACCAATAGCGGCAACATTCGCGGAGTTATTAAGTACGGCAATCATGTCTACGCGGCCCGTGGTAACGATCTGTTTCGGTCAACAGGAAGTGGATGGACATCTATCAGTGACAACGCCACCTACAGTAGCGCAGGTGTAACCCTTGGCGGCAGTGGCAGGGTACGTTTTTTAAAGTATAACTTCGACGGCACAGAAAAGCTGCTTGCAGTCGATGGCACTGGTAAGCCCTTTAGGTTCACTGGATCAGTCTTTTCTCAGCTTTCTAGCCTTCCAGCAGATACGTCGGGCGCATCACACGCAGTCAATTTTAAGAACCACATCTTTTTAGCCAACGGAGAAAACGTAGTTTTTTCGGCACCCTACGAGGATGATGACTTTACACCGGCAAGTGGTGGTGGTATAATAAACGTAGCAGATATTGTGACTGATCTTATTGTCTTTAGAGATCAGCTTATTATATTCGGAGAAACAACCATTCACAGGCTGGCAGGGTCTAGCCAAGCAGACTTCCAGTTGGTTCCTGTGTCCCGCGACTTAGGCGCGGTAGCCGAAGACACAGTACAGGAAATAGGTGGCGATATCATGTTCTTGGGTCCGGATGGACTCAGACTGTTTTCTGCCACTGACAAGATTGGAGACTTTAGTCTTGCCGCTGTGTCGAAGACTATACAGGCGGAGATTCTTGACCTTGTATCTAATAGCACCACATTTGCTAGTACAGTAGTTAGAGAGAAGAGTCAATACAGAATTTTCGGATTTAGGTCGGCGTCAACAAACGACGCTTCCAAGGGAATAGCCGCCACACAGTTGCAGGACAGTGTGGCCTTTAACGAACTTAGAGGGTTCAAAGTATTCTGCGTAACGTCAGAGTACAGTGGGTCCGCAGAAGAAATCTACTTCGGGGGTAGTGATGGGTTCGTATATCAGATGGAACAGGGGAACACTTTTTCGGGGTCTAACATTGTGGCGACGTTTGCCACTCCGTTTGTTCCGTTGACTGATCCTAATGTGCGTAAGACCATATACAAAGGCACGACGTATGTGGATGTCAACGGCGTACTGGATTTGAAGTTCTCACTGAAGTACGACTTTGATCAGCCCGAATCTGTTCAGCCCGAAGGCACTACGCTGTCTAACGCTGTGGGCACAGTAATTACATACGGTTCCGGTACATTCGGAACATCTACTTTCGGGAGTAAGCCGAACACTGTATTTGACGTACAGACTGTTGGTTCCGGAACTTCGGTTTCTCTCGTATACGAAACGACAGGAACCACCACAGATGCAGTATTTACCGTAGACGCTGCAACTTTGGAATTTGCGACCTACGGGAGGAGATAAAAAATGGGTACAGGTTACACCAGAAACGATACTGGTAACAATATCGCAGACGGAAACGTAATCAACGCATCCGATCTTGACGGCGAGTTTGATGCTGTCCAGTCTGCATTTAATGGCTCGTCTGGGCACTCGCACGATGGCACGACGGGAGAGGGACCGCAGATTGCTACTGCTGGCATAGCTGACGCAAACGTCACCACAGCCAAGCTGGCAGATGATGCTGTTACTCCTGCCAAGTTGCAAGATTCGGGAACATTCCAAGTCGGGCAGATGAACGCAGGCGGCAATGGCTCCACTGCGGGCACGACTATCAAGGATGCAAAAGTTGAGGTTCGTTCCGGTAGTGGCGCAGTTGCAGCCATTGATCTTTACTGCGAAGTAAACAACGCACACAAAGTCACGATCCAGCCACCACCACACGCACAGTATAGTGGCAACGTGACATTTCAGCTTCCTAACTCAAACGGAAGTAACGGACAATTTCTGCAGACTAACGGGTCGGGCGTTCTTTCGTATGCCACAGTTGACACTGACTTGTCTAATGATAGCACACCGCAGTTGGCTGGCAACTTAGATACAAACTCACACAACATTTTGATCGACGACGCGCATTTCATTGGCGATGAAAATGGCAACGAGCAGATTATCTTTCAGACTACTTCATCTGCAGTCAATCAGATCGATATTACCAACGCTGCAACGGGTAACGCCCCGTCTATTTCAGCTACAGGTGACGATACCAACATTGGCTTGACACTGACCCCCAAAGGGTCGGGTGCAGTAGTCATTGACGGGCTGTCTCATCCTACGGCTGATGGCAGTGCAAATCAGTTCTTGCAGACAAACGGCAGTGGCACACTAAGTTTTGCAACAGTTGATCTTACTGCGATCAACATAGTTACTGACACAAGCCCACAGCTTGGCGGAAATCTAGATACAAACTCGCAAAACATTCTGATTGATGATGCACACTTTATTGGCGACGAAAACGGAAATGAACAAATCATCTTCCAAACTACTTCGTCTGCAGTAAATCAGATTGACGTTACTAACGCCGCTACAGGCAACGGTCCTTCTATTACGGCTACAGGCGGAGACACTAACATCGATCTCAATCTGTCGGGTAAAGGCTCCGGCGTGACAGCAATCGGCGGTGCAGCAACTGTGGCAGGAACAGTGTACGCCACCGGCAACATTGGCCTCGACAGCACCGACTATATCGCATGGACAAACAATACGCAGCTTGACTTCTACGTCAACGGCGCAAATGACATGCGGCTTGAGTCCGACGGCGACTTGCACGTTGATGGTGACGTTGTTGCCTTCTCTACGACTATCGCATCTGATCCGCGACTTAAAGAGAATGTAGAACAAGTCACTGATGCAGTCGCAAAGGTAGAACAGCTTACTGGTTATACCTTTGACTACAAGCACGGCGGATCATCTGCTGGTGTTATGTCTACAGATGTAGCACAAGTGCTGCCTTCTGCGGTCACTCAAACAACCCTTCCCTTGAAGACAGGAGATGAGGAAACAGAGTACGACGTAGTTGCCTACGATCAGCTTCACGCTCTTCTTATCGAAGCTGTAAAAGAACTGTCGGCACGGGTAAAGGAGTTGGAAAATGGCTCTAACGGGTAGTGGCGAACTAAAATTCTCGCAGATGCGGGACGAATTTGGCGGTTCCGGACAGGTGAAGTTTTCTGACCTGTACCGGGGCGGCTCACTGGTTCGTGCAAAAGCAGGAAACAATGGCGCTACTAACTTGGCTGCGAACGTACCGGCAAGTGGTGAAATACAAGTTGCCGACTTCTACAGTCAAGCGAAAGGTTTTCGTCACACCTATACCAGCGGCGCAACAAATCAAGATGCGTCGGGCTTGTTTGGTGATGACTACGGCGTAGACTACCCTAAAGAGATTGTTATCAACAGCGGCGTTGAACTGGGTGCGACTAGCACAAGTCAAGAAGCACTGCAGATTGATAGCGGCCTGTCCGGGAGCATAAGTATTACAAACAACGGCACACTTAGCGGTGCTGGTGGTGCGGCTGGTAGTTCCGGCGGTGACGCCTTTGAAGCCGATGTGGCCTGTACACTTATCAACAACGGCACGATCAGAGCCGGTGGCGGTGGGGGTGGTGCTGGTGGCGCTGGCGGCACGGGTGGCACAGGCGGTCAAGGAAGTGAATCCTATTCTAACTACAGTTCTTGGTCCGGTTATAATTACGGCGGTGGATACGGTACGTACTGGCGCAGTGACGGCGCTGTTCAATATTGGTACTGGAATGGCAGTGTCGTCGCTAGTACGGGCAACTCTACATCGTCTACGGGTAGCAACCCTCAGTACGAACGTTCGTACTACGAAGCAGTTCCAATCGGTCCGCAGTATCCGGGCGGCGGAGGTTACGTTGCCTACGGGTACAGCATTCGTAGAAGGACACTGAATAGCGGCACAAACTACTATAATGGTGGTGCGGGTGGAAGCGGCGGCTCCGGCGGCGGCGGCGGTGTAGGCCAAGGCTACAATCAGTCTGCTGCAAGCGGTTCCGGTGGTTCTAACGGCTCCGGCGGTTCCGGTGGTGGTACTAATGCTGGTTCCGGTGGCACAGGTGGCACGGGCGGTACTGGTGGTACGGGCGGTGCTTACGGTGCGGCAGGCTCAACAGGAGCAACCGGAAACACAGGTGCTACAGGCGGCAACGGAAACCATACTAATGGCAGTGGCGGAAGCAGCGGTAGTAGCGGTTCTTCCGGGGGAGCAGCAGGCTTGTCTGTACGAGGCATATCAAATGTCGCCGGGGGCGTAACGGGCAGCGGCTCACTGTCGGGTTCTACCGGCGATTAAGGTAACACATCTCAATAACTAATGCCTGTACAAGGAGGTACAGTATAATGGAATACAGTATTCCCGAAATTAACAATGGCCTAGCCAAAATCCAGTGGAGTGACGGCTCATTCACGTATCTAGAGTTGACGTCTGACATGACGGAAGTGGAACTTGATGATCTCGTACATAACACCATTCCACCACATCTAAGGACCGGCGGAGATAAGCCCTCTTTCCTATCTGCGGGTGCGACACGCACAGCAGCAGTGAAACCTGCTGAAGCTGATCCACGACCTGCGTGGCAAAAGGCGCGTGAGACTGCGTATGGTAGTCCAGAGAGTCA